GCTCTACGCCATCCCGGCAGGTGCACTGTTAACCATCCTGTTTGCGGCAGGACTGGCTGCCGGCATGGAGTTCAAAGACCGTGCATACGGTGGAAAATGGGACTGGCTCGATATTGCCGCCACGCTGATAGGCGGTCTTATCGGACAGGCGATTCAAATTGGAGTATTAACATTAATCGTATAGGGGAAAATAAACATGAGTATATCAAGAGGTCTGAGAAATAATAACCCTGGCAATATCCGTATCACAAAAGACAAATGGCAGGGACTGAGAGAAAAGCAGGAAGACAAATCGTTCTTCCAGTTCAAAGAAATGAGATGGGGCTACCGTGCCCTTATCCGTACTTTACAGAATTACCGTAAAAGACACGGCTGTCAGACGATTGCCGACTTCATCAAGCGGTGGGCACCGGAAAACGAGAATAATACAGCCGGATATATCAGCCGTGTATGCAGCGAAATGCAGGTCCCTAACACATACGTCCCGGACATCAACGACAAAGCGACCATGTGTGCTTTCGCTGCCGCTATCTCACGTGTAGAGAACGGTATCCCGGCTGTCATGGCAGACATAGAAGCCGGATGGGAATTGTTATAAATTAAAAAAGGAGGAACAATCATGGCATTAAAAGATATTACATTCAATCAAGTAGTAGAAGGCAAGTATGTAAGCGACTCTATACAAGTAAATCAAGAAAGCATTGGCTTGCAGCTTGAATTTGAAAAGGGAAGCACATTGTGGGTTTATATCAGCTACGACAGCGAAAAATTCCAGCCGGTAGAATCCCGGTTGTGTGGTGAAGTTTTCGCCCGCCCTATCGTTGGTCTAAAGAAAGGTCAATATATCAAACTCGAATCTACACAACAGCCCCTCAAGGCTCAATACTTTGAATCTGAAGAATAATGGAAGCGATAGGATTAAATCCGATTAGGCTTGACCGGATAGGGCTTGATCCTATCCGCGTCAATGCGATTAAGTTGGGCGTTCCGGGAACAGCTTCCGGTTCCGCCCGTCCTTACATAGACCCGGAAGTATTGGCTTCTTTGGTCGCTGTCTGTATCTGTGACGGCAAGAGCAACGACGACCCTGACAGGGCTGTAATCAAGAACTTGGTGGACCCTGACAATCCGTTTGTGATTAGCAATGCGGCTTACAAGCTCAATAGCGGGTATGGGAAGTATGAAGTGGATTTTACTATTTTTAATGATATTACTGATTGCACTATTATAGGAAACAAAATAATTAATCATAGTGAGGTTCTTTTTAAAGCTCAATATAATTATAAAATAAAAAGAACTGATGTAGAAAGTTTTAATGCAAAGGTAGAGAATATTACTAAGGGATATATTGGTTATACATATAGAGATAATAACGGAATAGAAAAATCAGTATCATTTACTCCTGAAACTATAAAAGCAAATAATGGAATTATTACTTTACCAAAATCTTACAATACTTTAGAAAATAGCACAGGAGTATTAGGAGGATTATATGGGTATGGTGTAGATAAAGGAGTTACAATCACCCAAATCCCTTCTTTTGAAGGAGCACTAGTCACTGACGGTAAAGATGACATGATTACTTCTACTAAGACAGCTCAAGAAATGTTGAGTGGGAGTAATGAGATTACTGTAGTAAGTATGGTTCATCAAATTACTACTCCTAACAATAATAATTATACTAATATTATAAGGTATGATCCAAATACTCAAGGATTAACAAACATTGTACAAAAGGATTTAGGAGTAGGAAAAGCTGGAATATATGGTTATTCAGCTAATCTTTCTAATAGTAGTATATCTGTTATTAATAATATATTAGGAGATAAGAGTGATTATATAGTCCATGATGCTTATACTTCTAGTAATATATCAGCTAAATATTCAGTTCAAGGTTGGATGAATAAATCTAATAGTCATAGTGAGATATCATCTGTAGCTTGGTACTGGACTATCATCGCCAACAAGGTACTGACCACCGACCAAATCAATCAGGTAATATCCTACTTCAATTTGGACAAGCATGTTAAACCTGATGTATACTATGACGTAAAGAAACAAGGTCTAAGCAATGATACTCCTGAAGCGGATTGGTATCTGAAAGACTTTAGTGGAAATGGTCATGATATGCAGTTGTATAACTTTGCTAAGAAGTTAGATAGTGGAATTGGTAAATATAAAGTAGATTTTAATACTTGGATACCTCAATCTTACGTTGCTGATTCTACATATACTTCTAATAAGCTTCATGTTACTAATATAAAAGGCGGTAACGCTATTTTATATACTAAGAAAGGAGCGAATGCTATGAAAGTAAAAATTACTGGGATTCAATCATTTAATTTAGTATATAGATATATTGCCGAAAATGATGTTTGGGAAGCACTTGAAGTTGATAGAGATGGAATTTATGAATTACCTGCGAGTACTACAACCACAAAAACCTATTATACAGGATTCACTGTTCCATATTATACTGGTGATTGTGATATAACTATTGAGCAAATCCCTGACCATGAAGGAGCATTGGTATCTGATGGTGTTGATGATTACGGTAAAGTAGAAAACCTTCCAATATACAAGGATTACACGGTAGTAGCTGATAGAGAGATAATAGATGGATTAGCAGAAAATGCAGATGGCGGAGTGGCGGTTAGAGGAACAAGTATTAGTAATGGTGCTTTTGGTTTCGATTATAAAAACGAAGTATACAGTTTTGCTACTCCTAACAGTAAAGTTATTGATGTTGAAAGGTTTATTAGCTATCAATCTAAATACGTAAATAACGGTACTAATATTAATGCAGGAAATATTGTTGACGCGAACCCTTTAACTATTGGTAAATTAGGTTCTAGTACAGATAGATACAGCAAACTAGCTCTTTGGTCATTCTTGCTTTTCCCTTACACCCTTTCCGAGTTCCTGCTAGAGCGTCAATTAAAGAGGTATAAGTTAGGTACGCTGTATCCGAATATGGTGGAGTTTAGACCGATTGTGAAGAGTAATAGAGAATATTCTTCAATTTCCTATTCGGTCAATCCCGGAGAATATATCTCTGTAGATAGCATGGTTACTATCACTGTAACGTTGCCAAATACCTCTGATAAACTAATAGATGTGTCGTGCAATGCCATTAGTGATATATCCATATCCGGTGACAATGGCGTTTACAAGATTACGGGAAAGGTTGTCAAATCTCCTCAGAAGATAGGCATAGCCATTGAAAGTGATGTTTAACGAAACCAATTAATTAAAAAAACATATGAAATACGCAGTAGTAACAATTGAATGGCTAGCCCAGCACGGTCTGCTGGCTATCCCCACAATGAGAAAGAGTAAAGACGGAAGTAAGGTAATCCTCCACGAAGAGTATTTGTCCCCTTACAAGGATGAAGAGTTTCCGAGATACTATTTTGACAGCCCGGAACTGAACGCCCTTCTGTCGGGTGATGAATGGTCATGGATGGAAGAGGAACATCCGGCAGGCAGTGCGGAATTTATCCAGGTGGCGGCAGCGCAGAACCTTTTGAATGTGACCAAAGCCGGAATTCAAACTATGTCCCTGACAGACAACGAAGCGTTGAAAGTGAAGTCCATGTATCCGTATTGGAACGAGTTTATCAGCAAATCACTAACAACCGGAATGAAAGTGCAGTACAACGATAAACTCTACCGGGTAAGGCAGAATATTGCTACCGTCTTGGAGAATCAACCGCCAAGCATCAACACCGCAGCTCTCTATGAGGAAATCAACGAGACCGTTGCCGGAACAAAGGATGATCCGATTCCATACAATAACAATATGGCATTGGAAGAGGGCAAATACTATTCGCAGGACGGAGTTACCTATAAGTGCACCCGTTCGACCGGGCAAGCGGTGTACGCTAACCTCTCTGATTTGATTGGTATTTACGTTGAGGTAGCATGAAACGTCTGTTATACATCCTGACCATTTTCCTGATGTCAGAAATATGCTTCACAAGCTGCCGGAACATCAAGTCTGTTCCGGTAGAGACCGTGAAGACGGAGTACAAGACACGTGATAGCATCCGTTTTGACAGCATCTATGAGCATGACAGTATATTCCTGTTCGTAAAGGGAGATACTGTCTACAAAGAGAAATATCGGTATAAATACCGGTATCTGACAATTAACAAGACAGATACGGTTATGCTGACCGATTCTGTGCAGATCCCTTATCCGGTGGAGAAACAGCTAACCCGGTGGCAACAGATGAAAATAGAGCTGGGCGGTTGGGCTGTTGGCGTAATTATAATACTATCTATTGTATTAATGCTTAAGATGTTTAGAAATTAACCGGCACTATCTTCACAGACCGTTTCCGGTATGAAAAGTTTAAGTTTTACTCACATAACAATTTCCAATGGAAAAAGGTTCATAAAGAAAGGAGGATAAAATGATACATTAATTAATACTAAGCAATAAGTTTATCCGGTAAAGTAGAAGGCCGGATATCGTAGCAAATGTAGCTCTTTTTTTGGGGGGGTAGAGTAAAAAGAACCCCCGACACATTAAAGTTGACGCCAATCAATACTTTAATACACCAAAGCATACGCCGGTTGTGTCAGGGGGTATAATATCCTTAACATTCCGAAGTATGCTTTTGTTCTTTTGGTATATATGTACTGATTGGCAAAGGCAAAAGTACAACAAAAAAATTAATTACCATGTGTAAGTCCGAGATTTTTGCCGAAATATTGAACCTTGTAGGAAAAGAAACTGAAGTTTCTACAGAACTAATCCTTTCATCAACCAAAGTGACCGAAGTCGTCGATGCCCGTTCTATCGTAGTGTTCTTCCTCACTGAATACGGTCTATATCCTGAACAGATAGCCGCTTTACTTCATAAGACATCTGCCAGTATACGCTATCTTATATCCACTTTCGAAAGCCGTAAAAATACAAACAAAATGATTGCAATATATCTGCAAAATATTCGTAAATCGCTTGCAAATGAGTGCTGATTTAAGCAGTCTCTATTATATACTTTTGTGATGCGGTTAATATTGACCGTAATAAAAAAAGTATAAATCTCTATGGAAAGAACGTACGTTTTTAATCAGGACGGTGGAGCGGCTTCAGGAAACGGTCTGCTTGCTTCTATTCTTCCGTCTTTGCAAAACAGAGGGGTTGACACCGGTTACCTGATGGGTCTGCTTGGAGGCGGCAATGGCAACGGTGGCTTCTTTGGTAACAATGGTGGTTTTCAAGACATCATTGCGCTTATTGTGATTGCAGCTATTTTCGGAAATGGCAATTTCGGCTTTGGCGGCAATAATAATCAGGGAGCGAACGAAGGAAGAGAGATGATTATGCAGACACTTAACCGAAATGGTGTCGACATTGCATCACTGGCACAAGCCGTGAACACTTCTTCAGATCAAATCCTTGCCGGTATTAATTCCGTATCACAGGCAATCTGTGGGCTTGGTAACCAAATGGGCCAGAACACCAACAGCATCCTTACTGCAATTATGCAGGGCAACAACGCTCTGACATCTCAAATCTGTAGCTGTTGCTGCGACATGAAGCAACTTGTAACTACACAAGGATACGAGAGTCAGCTTGCAATGTGCAACCAGACTAATACATTAGTCAACACAGCAAATCAAAATACGCTTTCTTTGCGTGACAGTGCAACAGCTAACACGCAGGCTATCATTGCCAAGTTGGATGCTATGCAGAATCAGGCGTTACAGGACAAGATTGCATCTCTTACTGCGGAAAAGGCAACTCTTACTGCTGAAATCTCCCAACGCAACCAAAATGCTACAATTTTAAATGCAGTAGGTCAACAGATTGCACCTCTTGCAGCGGGATTGCAAGCATTACAAAGCGATGTTGATGGAATCAAATGCAAGTTGCCCAATACGGTTCCGGTTCAATACCCTAACATTGTCGGTGTAAACATGGATACTTACCGTGCTGCTGCCTTCGGTGCTTATGCCGGTGACGCAGCATACAGACGTGGCGGATGCGGTTGTAATAACTACTGGGGTTGATCCGGTAAGAAAGGAGGTAACTATGTGGCCTAACTTTTTTACAGGATTCCCCTTTCTGTTTCCGACGCTTGGAAGGATCAATAACAACACCCTTCCGACGGTGGGTGTAACGGTCGGTACAGAGAATGTGACATTGGAACTTCCCAATCATGCATTCCGTAACCGGGACTACGTAGGAAGTTTCTATGTTAATCTTCGCCAGCCTATCCCTGCGGGAACAGCGACAACGCTTCCTGTACTGATTGGAACCAATGGGGACACAAGACCGTTGATGGCTTACAACAACGAGCCTATTACAGTTGCAAACCTTGCCGGAACCGGTATTTATGAAATTCACTATAACAAGTACACCAATGAGCTGTTCCTTGTTAATGGCGGATACAGACCTACCGCTACTCCGGCTGCTACAGCAGAAGCAGCGTCAAGTAAAAACAAGTAGTCAACACGGGTGTCAGAGTTTATTGGCACCCTATTTAAATTAAATCAATATGTTTCAGTCACTTCGCACCAATAACCAGTTGTATATACTTCATAAAGATACCAATCCATATATTGAATATGGTCCGGTAGTAAGCGTTTCAGCCCCTAAGCCAAAATATCCTATAGCCTCTCCTGTAGTGGGACAGCTCACCCAAATGGAGATGGTAGTTGATGTTGTCGTTAGTATCAACGGTCAAAACACTACATTTCAAAATCTCCCTGCAGGAATGGATATTGCCGATTTTGGTCAAAACGGGAATATTGTGGTATCATGTTCACGAGATGCAATGAACAATGAGGTAGCTTCTATGAAACAAAAAAGCATAGATATCCTAAACAGCATGGACATACATAAATCCGTGATTGCCGGATGCGACAAGATGCTTACTCTCTTGAATCCAGAGTTTGCTGAAAAACAGCGTCAAGAACAGGAGATTGCCTCTTTGAAAGGGCAAATGTCGGAAATGAGCAAGAATATGGCAGATCTTATGGAATTAAACAAAAGGCTAATGGAACAAATAGGAGTAACCGAAACATCTAAAAACAAGAAATGATATGGGAATGTGGACAATAAGAGAAGAACACGATGGATATGATCGTGACTTCGGAATGCGAGGCAAAAGTGAAATCGAAGAAGCTTATCGTGAAGGCTGCCGCCATGGTTATGAGAAGGCCATGAGTGAAATGCGTGGCGGTGGAATGGGATTCCGTGAGAATGGACGCTACGACAGCGATGGCATGAACGAGCGTCGTATGCCGGGTTATTTCCCGGAATCCCCTATGTACGGAGATATGGGAGAGCGCAGACGCAGACGCTCAAACGGTGAGTTCTATTAATCGTATGAGGGGAGAAATCCCCTCTTATTCTAATAAAGCAATTATTATGGGACAAAGACTAGATACGTATGACAAGATGCCGACGGCAATGAAAAATTATCTGTCATTATACGGCTGGCACTTCTCTAAGAAGATGTGCGAATGGGCTGTTTCTAAAATGGAAGTTGAGAACAAGACTACCAAGCAGAAGGAAAAGCTCGTTCCGATCAAAAAGGAAGAGGTGGAGGAGCTTCTGAAAAAATACGGAATTAAACTGGAGAAAGATGCCGGGTACGATTGCGTATATGTAGCCAATATGGCGAAAGCTGATTATTATAAGAGTTCCATTACAGATGAATCCCGTTTGGCATTATTCTTGAAGGATTACATAGATGATCCAGACGGATATGACGGACTTCCTTTTACCCGTTTCTATGCGGATTGTATCGGAAGTGGCACACCTATAATGTGGGATGATATGCTCTGATTTATGATAGTCCAGGATTTCTACATACCGAAATATGATTGGAGAGTTAGGGTGTATTATGCCGTAACGACTTACTGGATCAGTGAGATTCTATGCGAACTTCACCGTATCGGTTGTAGAGGGGAAGATTTCAAACAGGCATACAGAAACCTCTCTTCCGGGGCTCTCAATACCGGTCTTACATATTCGGACTTTGAGGAGCGTGAGACTGTGATGGTAATTGCTCTCACTTCTTCCCCGGGAGAGTTCCAAAACTCATGGGACCACGAAAAAGGGCACTTGTGTCGGCATATCTCACAAGCATTCAATATTGACCCCTACGGGGAGGAAGCCCAATATCTTTCCGGTGAGGTAGGTCAGAAGATGTTCCCGATAGCGAAGAACTTCTTGTGTGAACATTGCAGGAAAAACTTATGTCGAAGATATTAAGGGGCATTTTGTCAGGAATATATGTAACAGGCGAAAATGAGAGAAAAAGACTACATAGATGATTTGATTTCACAGGCAGATGACCGGTACCACTCGGATTTCTGTCGGCTTCTGTTGGTTATGCTATGGAACGCCTAGAAAGGTGGTTGTACTGGCTGATTCCTCTTGCGATTATTGCGAAGGTTGCATCTTTGTGCTTGTCCCTGGCTATGTAGTCGGGGATTTTTATGTTAAATAGTAGAAAAATAGTTATTATTACTTGGTAATAGTAGAAAAATAGTTATCTTTGCGGTGTCAAATCTTCATTGTAAGATATAATTTTTAATAAAAGAAAGGAGGTCTGGATGACGAAAAAAGTAAAAGAGGTAATCGTTTTACTTGAGAAAAATGGATGGACTTTCGTTCGAATAAGAGGTGACCATCGTATATACTACAAAGAAGGAGCTAAGAGGCCTATAGTAGTTCCAGGTAATCTAAATGATGACCTAAAAGATGGTACTTTGAATTCCATTTTAAAGGAGGCAGGGCTAAAATAGGCCCTGTCAATCCTCATCTCCTTGAACAATTAAAAAAGTATATTTGTTAATGATAATAAAAACTTCTACACATGGTAACATTAAGAGTAATCATCGAGCGAGCGGATAATAATTATTCTGCTTATATTGATGGCGTTAATGGTATAACTGTTACAGGTTCTACTATTGATGAAATAAAAAAGAACATGATAACGGCTATTGGAGTCTTTATCGAAGAATGTTCTGAATTGGGGTGTGAATTGCCCGATGCATTAAAAGGTGATTATGAACTATCCTTTAAAATGGATATAAAATCATTTTTGGATTTTTATGAAGGTGTATTTTCAAAAGCCGGATTGGAACGTATTACGGGGATTAATCAGAAACAATTATGGCATTACGCTTCTGGCAATAGAGTTCCACGTCAAGAGCAAAATTTGAAATTAGAAACAGCCTTGCATAAACTTGGTGAAGAGCTCCTTTCCATTTCTTTATAACTGCCTCTTTAAAATGGAATCCTCCCGGTGTATTAAATATGCCGGGATTTTTTATACCTTTGCCGAAAACTAAATATTATGGCTGAAGAAAAGAAATACGACTACGACTCGATAAATGAGTTGCTAGCTTGGGCGAAAGAAACGCTCAACAATAAGAGATACCCGGTCGGGGAATTTCAATTGGACAAATGCGCCAAGATTCTCGATTGCGAGAAGTATCTTGATTCGATGATCCTTGTGATTGGTAAGAACTGGGAGAACCCTACGTTTTACCCGACAGTTGACCAGTTAAGGTTGTTTAGGGAGAAGATAGAGAAAGGAGAATAATATGACTTACTTATGTGTCGATAAAAACGGGACTGAGCATATTATTGAATGCGAGGTCTATTGTGAAAGAAGAGAGGGGAAAAGTCCATACAGATTTGAAGAATGTTGTTGGGGGTATAATCCGCATAATGATATATGCATCGAACTTCCCAAAGGAACAATAAAGAAAATCCTTGGACGAGAACTTACATGGGAAGATGAACCCGTAGAGTTGAAATAGAGAAGGCAGCCGGATAAGCTGCCTTTTTTGATTATAGCCAACTTTGTTTTGATCCTATATAATATTTCCGTATATTTGTCCTCAATAAAAAAGGAGAAAGTATCTAATTCAGATAAAGTTGCTCTATTGTTGCTCTTTTATTTATATACCATAATTATAAACTGTTATAATACATATATTTATATGATTTTAAAGTTTAGCTTCCCAAGCTGGGGGTCGCGAGTTCGAGCCTCGTTTACCGCTCCACAAAAATTGGGGCTGATTATTAGATATTAATGTTGATTTTCAGCAAATTACAAAACAGTAAGGTTATAGATCTAAAATGATTTATAACCTTATTATTTTGTTACTTTTGATTTAAAACGCTACTTTTGCTTAAAATTGTTGCTCTATTGTTGCTCGAAAAAGAAACACCTAAAGAATACACATAAAATTATGGCCACATTTAAAGCAGAAGTGCAGAAGCACCAAAAAAGAAAAGATAAGACCTGGAATGTAAAAATCCGGGTAACTCATAATAGAGTTGTCCGAAGGTTACCAACCTCTATATATGTAAGCCAAGAGGATTTGACGGTCAAGAATTTCAAAATTAAGAATCAGGAAAAGGTAGATCAATGCAATGAGATAATCAATTACTATCGTAATAAATGCAGTAAGATTGCTCTTTCTATAGATAGTATGTCGATAGACGAATTGGTCGATTATCTAAACCAAAAGGAAGAGAATGAAAAAAAAGATATTGATTTTGTATCTTTTGCAAAAGACTATATTAATGATCTTGAAAAACAAGGTAAAAAGGGAACCGCTTCCAATTATAAAGGTATGCTCCAGTCTTTGATAGAGTTTATGAAAAGAGAGATTATATCTATTTCCGAAATAACCTATTCAATGCTGGTTAATTATTCGAAGTTTTTGATAGAAAAAAAAGAGAAGGCTAATTTAGAAGCTATAAAAAAGGGGAGGCGTATCACAACCAATAGAATGCTATCTAACTATACCGCATGTATTCGGCATTTGCACAAGGAGGCTAAATTAAAATATAACGATGAAGAGAAAGGAATAATATTAATACCTTGGTCGCCATTCATGAAATTCAAGGTTCCTAAAGAAGAGACTACTAGAAAAAGAGCGCTATCAGCACAGACGATAAAAGCAATTAATGATTTACCCTATATAATGCGGCATAACGCCCGGAAAAATGTAGAGCAAAATTGCAGGTATAATCTCGCAAAAGATGTATTTATCTTGTCTTTCTGCCTGATAGGTATGAATTCTGCCGACTTGTATAGCTGTGATAATATAAGCGATAATACGATTCAATATTTCAGAGAAAAAACAAGAACCAGACGTAGGGATAACGCAGAAATTCATGTAGATGTAAACCCATTTATTGCCGATCTGCTAGAGAAATACAAAGATCATACAGGGAAAAGAGTGTTCAGATTCTATCAAATGTATGCTGACTATAAGAACTTTAATAAAGCTATCAATAAGGGCCTTAAGGAGATTGAGAAGAGCATTAACGATATAAATAAGTCCAATAAGAACGGTGAAATCATAGAAGATTTGGAATTTTATGCTGCACGTCATTCATGGGCTACTATTGCGGCTAATGATCTTAAAATAGACAAGTATGTAGTCCATTCCGCCTTAAACCACGTTGACGAATCTATGAGAGTGACCGAAATTTATATCAAGAAGGATTTTAGTGCTATAAATGAGGCTAATTCTAAAGTTATCGATTATGTGTTTAATAATAACGTGTATTAATTAAGTTTGAATAATCAAACTATTTTTGTACATTTGCGTTGTCAATACTTGGAATATGGGCAACTGGAGTGAAAAACAAGAAATAAAGAAAGAACGGAAAGAAAAAGATAATACTAGGCGGGAAAAGCTTGCTGGGTATTTCTTTGACTTGTCTAAACTTGTGTTTGCCGCTCTTGTATTGGGTGGTATAACTCCTTTGTTTACTAATGTTTCAAATGAAATAAATTGGTCTACAATTGTATTGGGAATTTTTTCTACTTACATTTTTGCCAATTTTGCTAATAGAATTTTAAAATGAAAGTAATATGGATGCATTAACAATGATTTTTTTAATGACTAGTGTCATAGGTTCTGCGCTAGTTATTTGGTCACATACCAAAAGTGGCAAAAAGTGGCTAAAGGACTTATAAATATACAAATAAGGCGTGATTTTTTTATAGGTCACGCCTTGTTCTATAAATAGACAGATTAATTTATAGCAGGGCATCGCTAACAATATGCTGTTTAACTATCCATAAACTTCTCACCTGTTCTATCTCTATATCAAAATCGTCAAATTCCTCGCTATTGATAGAATGGGCGATCCAATATCTGCAAGACAATGATTGCTCTTTGTGTCTACGCAATACTTTGATATGGCCATGATATTCTCCCGTGTCTTTGTCCTCTATTACTATTCCAAATATATTTCCAAACGGAATCATATTTGGGTTTTCTCTTGGGAGTGTGTATTTTTTTAAAGCGACCCAGCATCCAGAAGGAAGAGTAGGAGACATAGAACGTCCTACCACTTGGGCGATACCTTCACAATCTTTACAGTCCGGCAGGTACCAGTATCTTGTAATATCTTCCGTAGTATTGATTAACTGTGTTTGCCCGGCTGCAAACCTGAAACTAACTTGTGGCAGCAAATGGAACCCTTTCTTCTTTGCATCTCGATATTCTTCTTCTGATGTGATTGATATACCAGAGGATGTAGGTAGGTTTATAGGGGGATCTGATAATTCTTTCTTATCTTCTTCTTTGAACATAGAACCGTTGCCGGTGAGAATGTAATTAGCATTAACTTGCGGATATGCCTCGCAAAGCCCAACTATTATATCTGAAGATATGCTTTTGGTTACTCCTTTTTTGTAATGAGACACTTTGGCTTGTGCGTTTTTTACGCCTTTTTCTTTTTCAAGCGTATAAGCTGTAATTTGAAGTTCATTAATCACTTCTAAAAAACGTTCATCTCTTTCCATAAATAAATTATTTGTCTACTATAATTTATTATAGTATCTTTGCATCGTAACAAGTTGCAGATGTTACAGAGACAAAGTGGTTAAACTTCCTCGCTAGAGGTTTAATATATGGTATCCGTAGTAGCTGCAACCTATTGCGGATATTTTTTTATTTTCAATTAATAACAAACATATAGCAGCAATGAAATCAGAATTGAAGCGGAAGATAAATAGAATAGCCACTCACATAAGGAGAAGATTGATAGCCTATCGATGGCTAAATGGCCATTATGGTAAATGCTATCTATTTGTCCCTTCTGAATTTTGTTTAAAATCCGATTGCAGGTATTTGTCCTCTCATATAGGCAAATACATCCGAAGAAAATGGATAACAGAGTTGATATTGCTGCGGCACGAAGATACACCTCTGTGCGAATCGTGTCCGATGAGAGGCCGAAGACCACCGCCACAAATGCCGCTTGTACAGTCACCAAAGAGCGAAAAAAATTGTATTTCTCTATCTCTAATTCTTTACTTGTTTCTGTAATCATAAAAAATAACAATTATATATGAATAAATTTTTTCCTTCTAAAAACGATAAATTAGGTTGGGCATGCTGCATTGTAGGATTTGCTTCCGCTATATTGGCTTTTTCTGTTATCATAGCTGATATAATTATAAAATTACCAAAGAACTAAGATCAAAGAACTATGAATGAAAAATTAAACCTATTTCTCGATTTATGCAATTCTGATGAACAAATCAGAATGAGTTGTTTAAAGTACGCAGTTTGCGTTTATGAGGCACAGCACATGTGTGGTAGCCCCTTGAAACTTGCGCAAGTTTTTTACGATTGGGTTACTTCTCAAGAGGAAAAGCGACCGGAATAGAAAAACTTATTGTACTTGTAGTGGAATTGGTAGTTTCATTGCCAATTCCAACTCTTGCAATACTAATTTTTAAACCTGCATTAGCTTCATTCTTTCCAGAAACAACTACGCTTAGATTGAAATCTACGTTTCTGACCATTTTCCCATCTTCTGTAATGGAATATATTTCTCCTCTATTAGAATATCTAGAAGGACAAACAACTACACCACTATTACATTTCTCGCTATTAATTTCGATAACAGCATCTGTGATATCTCCTATCACTTCTTTGATAAATTCTTTTATTTCCATGATTCTATATAAATAATGTATAATCCGCTCTAATAGTTAAATAATGTTTCTACTATAATTATTTATACTATATGCTTTGGTGATATAAAATCTTATAGTATCTTTGCAATACAAATCAATCCAATACAAATAAAAGGATAAAATTTGATAGAAACAATAGTAATAACTAAAAAGAGATTAAGATGAACGCATTCAGTTTTTTAAAAGATGGAAAATTTAATAACAGTGAGATAATGAAACATGCTCACATCTTGAAGGCGTATCGTCGTATCTCTTTAAGTGAAGCATTGAAACAGGCTTGGTTCTTGGCAAAGAAACAGCAAAAAGAATACAGAGAGATTGAAGAGGAAAAGAAGTCTTTCAAGCCGGTATTCAATGCAAGCAAGGGAAATGTATTGAAAGCGTTCTTTGCCGATAAATATACTAACTATGATAGCTCTTGGAGGTAATTATGAGTACAGAACAGATTAACGAGAATTTGGCTTTCCTTCATCAATACGTAAAGGATTTGGAGGAGAAAGACGAAAAGACCGTTCAGTTATTGACCGCTTTTAATAAGCCAAAGAAATGGATTATGAATTACCTTTTTAATTTGATAAGTGAATACGAAGCTCTGTTAGGTTAGAACCTACGAAAGAAGCGAGCGAAACGCTTTCAGGGCACAATGGTAAACCGATGACTCCTAATTCGGGATGGGAGGCTTAACCCTCAAAAATGAAGCCGTGTTCAGGGCACGTTAAAGTAGCCTGCGCTAATAAGCATTATAGCCGAGGCGGAGAATAATAAACTGTATAAGCAATCGATGGCGATGATATGAGCCTAAGACAGCAGCAGTCGATAAGTTAAAGATCATCACACTATTAGTGTGTATATATAGCCCTACTGACGGATTGAACGGCATCCGATAGCGAGAATCGGGTAGGGCACTTTTTGCAGTGTTTTATTTTTTATTTGTGTGGTTCTATAGTGTACGGTCTGTGAAGATAGTGCACTTTTTAATAAGGAGAATTGGCGGAATCAGTAGACGCACCACTCGATAATAGGAATGTCAACCTTAGATGTGGCGAGCTTGACAACTCATCTTGGTGCAAATCCAAGATTCTCCACAATAATAATCAAATAATTAATCTTATGAAACGTACTCCACTATTAGCAATTTGGACAATATCATTTGCAATGGTGATATTGTTTGCAAACCGATTAAATATCGTTTTCTGGCTTTCATTTACTGTGTTTGCATTATGTTCCATATACATGGAAAAGCACCAAAAGAGACTAAAGAGAGAAAAGTGATATAGGTATGCGGTTCGAGAGAATAGCTGTTTTATGTGTGAAAATTCGTGTTTCGATTAAGTCCTGTATCTGACGTGATACAGGAAACGGGCGTAAAGTGGCAGTGTGTGAGCTCACCTGTCCAGTTGGTTTATTGTCGGTTCGAATCCGATTACGCCCACAAATCAATAATTTAAATATTTGTATTATGAAAGGAATAAAAGGGAAAAAAGGGTTTGATAAAAGCAAAGAGAGAATACGTATAGAAAAAAAACTTCTAAAGAAAGAAGACGATGTTAAATTTGACCATAGCGATGAAATGTTATTAAAAATACGTAGAATCGCTATCGAACTGAATAGAAAAGCTAGAGAAGAGAGGATTATTGAAAAGGGGCAACGTTTATATACGGTGGTGAACAATAAAGAAGCCGAATATATTCAGGTAGTTAGAAACTATTAATTAAACTGTGTAATAATTTAAGCCAATAGCTATGAGAACAAAGCTAGAGCTAGATTTATATCAATTAAAGAACATAATGGCTGACATGGTTCAAGTTGGGTACATGAAAGCTATTAAAGTTTATGAACCAACGAAAGATAATATAAGTACAAGAGAGTTGGTTAGATGGTTCAAGACGCTTGGTGTAGATCCTTCATACATAAACAAAATGGAATCAGAAGGATTAATAAAAGGCAAAAGAAAAGGAGCCGGTAAAAATTCTCCGATATGCTATTCCAGATTGGAGATTAAACAAGCTTTAGCTACAATTGATTTAAACAAATACATCAATATAAAATAGCTATAAAATTGCATTTCAATTATTTATATGTAATAAAATTCATAGAAATGAAGAAAATATTTGTAATCTTAATAGGAGGAGCAATATTATTTGAATTAGTTGCATTATTAGCTTCTACTATTTCATCATGTTTCTTTTTCATTACAACATTTACGTTAATCGATTTTGAGGAAAGAACAACATCTTTTATTCTTGGTGTTGTAAGTTCCTTATTTACGTATGGAATGTTTAGAGCATTTGCAAATTCAATAGATATTATATCTGATAAATTTGGAATAAAGAATAAAAATCAAGCTTAGAATTATTAGGAAATCGCAAATAGACATTCATTTATTAATTAACCCAATGCCGACACCCCAGGATGTCGTAGGGTGCGAGTCCCTTATTTGAGTTTTACATGTTCTATACTATCCTAGTGTCCGTTGGTTCGGTATCTAGGAACATTTTTTTTGAATTAAACTTTTCGGAGGCGTCGGTTCGTGAGGATAGGCGCTTTATTTATTTGATTAACCACTTTAATAATATATAATCATGTCAGAAACAATAACAGGATTTAAGGGATTTGATAAAGACCTTAAGTGTAGAGACTACCAATATGAGGTAGGGAAGAAGTTCGAGGAAGAAGGAAAGATTGAAGCTTGCTCAAAGGGTTTTCATTTTTGTGAAAATCCTTTAGATGTATTAGGGTATTACCCACCATATGGCGAAAAAGGATCGAACAGGTATTGTATAGTGAAAGGAAGCGGTAATATTGATAGGGATGGTGATGATACCAAAGTAGCTTGTTCCAAACTATATATTTCAGCAGAAATAGGACTAAAGGGAATAATAGAAGCAGGAGTAAAATTTATCTTAGACAAAGTAAATTGGAAAGATAATAAGAAATCTAACACCGGAGACCGATCAGCAGCGACGAACACCGGATACCAATCAGCAGCGACGAACACCGGATACCAATCAGCAGCGACGAACACCGGAAACCGATCAGCAGCGACGAACACCGGAAACCGATCAGCAGCGACGAACACCGGATACCAATCAGCAGCGACGAACACCGGAGACCGATCAGCAGCGACGAACACCGGAGACCGATCAGCAGCGACGAACACCGGAAACTATTCAGCAGCGACGAACACCGGATACCAATCAGCAGCGACGAACACCGGAGACCAATCAGCAGCAGAAGTAACCGGAAAAGAATCAATAGCCATAGTAACAGGGAAAGATAGTAAGGCTAAAGGCAGCATTGGTTGTTGGATAGTTCTTACAGAAAGAGGGGAATGGGATGGCAATATGTATCCGATTAAAGAAGTTAAAGCTGTAAGGGTTGATGGTGAAATTATAAAACCTGACACTTACTATAAGTTAATCAATGGTGAAGTTATTCCGTGTGAGTAATCTATTCCCGGTTTGTCTTGATCGGCACTCCGGGAGCAATTTAAACCACTTTAAATAATATAAGATATGCCAATTATTAAAAAAAATGACGTAACTCCTGAACGTCCAGTGATTATCGTGCTATATGGCACACCGGGAACAGGAAAAACTTCTGTTGCTACAACTGCATATAATCCTCTTTTAATAGATACAGATAGAGGATATGATAGAGCTGTACAACGATGTGATACCCTTATCGCCAACAAATGGGAAGACATAACGGCGGAATATGAAACAATGAAGTCTTATAGTACTATCATTTGCGATACTGCTAAAGCGTGCTTGGATGATTATCTGATGAATTTTGCTGTAAAAAACAACTACAAGTTAGCAACCAATACTTTAAAAAGATTTGGGCAAATAGCAGAAGACTTTAAGTCGTTTGTTAATCAACTTCGTTCTAATGGTTCTGACATTATTTTTATTTGCCATGATAAAGAGGTAGCGGAGGGTGACATTATAAAGCATTCACCGGATTGCACAGGACAGAGTAAAGATTTGCTTCTCCGAATTGCTGATCAGGTTGGATATATATCTAAAGTAAACGGTAAGCGCACTATTTCATTTGAGCCAACTGATACTTTTATTGGGAAAAATGTAGCACAATTAAAGATGATGGAAATACCTGAATCATCTAGTGCTGATTTTTCTACATTTATGGCAAATGTGATTTCTACAGTAAAGCAGGCAATACAAAATAAATCAGAGGAACAGAAAAAAGCAAATGAGATGCTTTCCTCTTTGAGAGAACAACTTGCAGCTGCTATGACAGATGAAGATATAGCTGCCCTTATCGAAGCAATGAAAGAATTACCACAAGTACTTCAGTATCCGTTTTTCTCTGAAATGAAGTCTAACCTTGCATCCAAGGGGTATAAGTACGAAAACAAGAAATTCGTAAAAGATGCAGCCGCTTAAGCCTCTTATAAGAGTTACACAACTCGAAGCATACAGAAAGTACATTGAACAGAGCGAATATGCCAATTATGAAATTACCGAGCAATCTGTAATAGAAAGCATAACAGGTGTATTTGCCGGAAATGAATACACTCGCATAGGCACCGCTTTCCACTCCATTGTGGAAACGGGGAAGCCTGTGTGTGATAAAGTTTCTGCCGGTGAACGTACCTTCCTTTACTACGGAAAAGAACAGAAAGAACCAGTTCCTTGTGGACGCAAATTCAATATTGATGGGTTCGATGTTATTTTGGATGTAAATCAGTGTAAGGTCGCAATGGATTACCGCAACGAACACCCCGATGCTTTTCATGAAATACGCATTTACAAAGATTTTGGAGATGCTGTCATAACCGGATGCGCTGATATGATAGACGGTATAGAGATACGGGATATAAAGACTAAGTATTCTTACCCGTCTGATACTGACTATATCAATTCTTGCCAATGGCGGCTTTATCTTGAGATTTTTAAAGCGGATATATTCCATTTCGACCTATTTGTGTTCGATGGCTATAAAATAGACAAGCATGGATATGATGTAAGAGGGTTACCGCTTGAAAAATATTCTCCTGCGATAACCTGCTACCGGTATGATGGGATGGAACGAGATAATAGGAATTTGCTTCGTTCATTTCTTGAATGGGCAGAATACAGGGATTTAATTAAATATTTAATAAAAGAAAAAATAGATTGACTATGGCAAACCAAATAACCGGACGGATAATCGAAATCGGACAAACCGTTCAAATTCCATCTAAAAGTGGTGGTTCCCCATTTACTAAACGGGAATTTATTTTAGATGCTACCACTTACGACTCTTATACGGGAGAGCGTAGCGAGTATGAAAACATTATTCCCTTAGAGTTTTCAGGTGATAAATGTGCAGAACTTGACCGCTATAAAAATGATGATGTGGTGACTGTGTCATTCGCATTACAAGGGCGTTCTTGGACGAATCAAGACGGAGAGCTCAAACGTATGGCATCTATCCGGTGCTACAAAATAGAAGGGCGTGGCGGTGTATCCCAGTCCCCACAAACTGCACCAATACAACAACCACAGCCGACTTATCATCAACCGCAGGATTTTCCGCCTCCGGTTGATGCAAATGGTAATGCAAAGGACGACTTACCTTTTTAGCGTATGATTTTCGATTTGAAGAACGACTGGAAACCGTCCAAATACATTTCGTTGGGATTAATGGCTAATGTCGTATATACTAAAGATGAACATCCGGTAAGAGGTTGGAGCGATTTGTTGGGTTATACCAATACTTCGTTGATACAGCCTTATGATAATCTGGTCGATCCGGAGACGGGCAAACCGACGACGGTATTTTCGACCAGTACTTATAAAATTGCCAATTATGAGAAAATCGCTAATATGAAGGACTGGAGCTATAATCCGATTGAGGATGTGGGTAAGGAGACGACCGATACGGAAGATATTCAGACTCGTTTGGGAGGAACCTTAAAGATATATATTATCGATGGATTGAATATCGAGACCGGAGGGATTTGGACCAAAGGAAATAAAGTGGAGAAAACGACTTATGACCGGGATGCTTATCGTATCAGGATTCAATACAATGATGCAACCTCCAAGACAAACAACGCCAGTCATTATTTTCCGGACGGAGCAATGATCGATGAATGGCGTAACATCAATGAAAGCTGGACACTCCGGACTCAGATCAACTTTAACCGTTCGTTTCTGAATGACAGGCACCGGGTGACCTTCCTTGCCGGAAATGAAGTACGCAAAAGTACTTATAGTAATAATCAGTATGCGACCCGTTTGGGATATAATCCGACGGCAGGATCTTTCATTCCGGTAAATATAAAAGATTGGAATTCAGGTTTGAATAAGGCGGATATGTTGTTCGGCTCGACTACGGTTTATTCTTTAAAAAACGGGGCGTATAATTTGCGGGATAACCGTTTTGTTTCCTGGTATGGAAACGGTTCTTACGAATTCGACAGCCGTTATCTGGTTAGCGGAAGTGTACGGTTGGATTTGACCAATTTCTTCGGAACAGATTCGAAATACCGGTATAAACCGTTATGGTCGGTGGGAGCAACCTGGAAATTGGCTGAAGAGAAATTCTTCTCCGTCTCCTGGATCGATCGTTTAAATCTGCAGG